GTGACTGAATGTGGAGACACTATTGCACATTGTTATGCTTGGAACGAAAACGCAACTCTAGAAGGTTTTAAATACCTATTTGAGAAGGAAGTTGATTTTAAGACTAAGGATGGAGATGGAAACACTATTGCTGATGTGTATATAGGAAAGTGTGAACGGATAGAAAAAGAACCTTCGAAAGAGATTCTTGAATTCTTAAATGATCCAAAACTTCAAAATAATAAATAATACTTGACATTTAAAAATAATAAAATAATATAATTTTTTATGATAAAGGAGAATATTTCACTAAAAGACAAGAATCAAATGGAGATCGATTATTTGGTAATGAAAATTGTCAATAATGATCTAAATGTAATATCTGATTTTTGCACAATAGATACGTCAAAACAATTTGATTATATTTTAAACCCTATATACGATGATAAATATACATCAGATGTAGAAATTAGTCTATATAATTTTTATAGCCATATTAAAGAGTCCTACACACAATTCTGTTGTATAGATGAATTTAGCTATTTTGCAACACGTACGCAAGATAATTGCGATATAGTATATCATAACAAACAAAATAAACTTACAAATTCAGAAGGGTATTATATATATATCCTTGACAACGATATTTTTCCTCACAATGAATTATTGTTTTCATTAATGTCAAATCATATTAAATCATCTAATAAAGAAAACACATATTTCTTTATTTTAAGATTACATATTAATAAAAATAGAGAAATTTACAAAAAACAATATTACTTTTTGGAATAATATGGCAACAAATAAATCTATCGCACTGAAATATCTTAAAAATATAGAAATTTTTGAGAAAGAGTTTAACTGTAAAGTTAGCATTGTATTGGTTGAAAATTTTCAAGATTATGTAGAATACATTATAGATTTTCATTCAAAAAATTTTACGTCCATTATATATATGCATAATAAAGATATCTATATACAACAGTTTTGGAATTCTTTAATTGGGTATGGAGTTATACCAAATATCAATAAAAAAGATGCTAATATTGTATTTAATGTCAAAAATAATACCGTTAGGATTTCTTTTTCCATTTACAACAAAAATATATCTTTTATTCATTAAAAAACACTAATATGCTACAACAAATATACCATAAAAAAAATAAATTCTTTGAAGTTGAATTTTTTAAAGATAAAGAATGCATTGAGTTAGTGACAGATTTTAGTAAGTATAAGAATCTTTATATTGAATTGAAAGAGGGTGATATTACTCCTCTATATTCATTGCCATTAATTACAAAAGATTCTGGAACTGTTTTTATTTCATACTTTCCATTACAAACAAAACCACAACATATAAAAGGTTGGATTTTAAAAACATTAGATAATTTAAATATAAACCTTTCAAAATATATACCAGAAGACAATGCAGTTTTGTTTTTGAGTGAGAAAGAAAATTATTATGAATATTTTTCAGATTGTTCGTGGAAGAGTTATGATACAATTACAGATTTTTTCTCAAACGATACAGTTAAAGTTCTAAGTTATCTTGGTGCAAATAAACTCACAATACCCCTTCCATACATCACACAAGAAACCATACAACAAGCTAATGAAGTTGCAAAAGAACTAAAAGAAAAGTACAGAGTTGAAGAGGTTAATTTATTTGGATTGCATTGTTTTCTAAAGAACATTGATGCAAAATATAAAATATATACTTGTGATTTAGGGACTATAAGTAAATGGAATATCAATAAAATAATAACAACGAACTCTGCAGGTATTTTAGAACCTACAAACAAAAAAAAGCTTCAAGTTATTGACTGTAAAGAAATATTGATTGCAAACAAATAATTACGTTCTTGCTTTTTTATTTTTAAAGTTTAAAGATAAAATAAATTTCTATTACATAATGGCAAATATCAAACAAATTACAGACGATGTCAATGCTATTAGGCAAAATTCCTTACCTAATTCTAACTTTGTCGATAAGAATTCTATTGACAATTTGTTGTCGCAGATTATGATTTTTTTAGAATATCAAGCTACAATAGATAGGGATTCAATCGTAAAGAATTCAAGCTTTTTAACGTGCGATGATAGTAAGCTTGATAGCTTGGGACAAAATACATTAAACCTTCCTAGACTTGACGCAACACAATCTAATGGATATGCATTAATTCAAGGGTCTGTTGGTATATCAATACCAGATGGAACATCATTTACCTCAAATGGCCAAGAATATTTATCTGTTGGCGTTGGAACTATTGCATTACATTCTAATAATGCAATTCTTAGCGCAACATTCTCTAATGGCATTGTAACGGTTATAACTGCTAATGAACATAATATTTCCAGTAATACATTAGTTGATATTACTGGCTTTACGACTACAGACTATAATGGCACTGGCTTACTTGTTAACGTTATCGACAACTATACATTTACATACCTTAAAACTGGCATTGTAACTAGCCCCGCCACTGGAACAGGAACATATTCTCACACTTCTTCATTAATCTATATGCGTTCTGTGAGTAATGGCTCTGCAACAAACCTTCAGAATGGCGATATATTAACGATAGATTCATCAATACAAGACTTAGATGATAAAGCATACGTGATATATAGCGGAATCACAGGTGGTTCTGATGTAGAAAGTAATACATTATATAGGCAAAGATGTATTGAAACGCAATCTCAATATAAAGCGTCATATAATGACGATTATTACATTAATACTGCTAAAAAAGTTAATGGGGTTACTCGTGTAAAGGTACTACCAACATATCCATTCATTGCTAATGTTACAATTCTTTTTACAAGGGATAATGATTACAATATTTTTCCAAATCCATCACAAATTGCTATCGTAAAAAATGCTATTGGTTGCCCTTCTGACCTACCTAGTGAAAATATTATAGTTGAAGCACCACAGCCGATATATTATACTGTTACAATCAGTTCATTAACACCCAATGATAGCGCGACGCAAAACATGATACAATCCGTTATAGCGAATTATTTTAATTCTATAGATATATCAAGCGAGCCTAATCAAAATACTATAGCAAATAACATTTTAACAACGAAAAATATAAATGGGCAATTTGCCACAAATTTTTCAATCTCCCTCACCCCTTCTGGGACATTTGGAGTAAAATCTCTTGCGATATTAAGTATAGTAAATTTTGCATAAGAATATGGAAAATTATACAGAGGATCATTATAAAAGATGTATACAATCATTATTTGACAATAATATCATTTATAAAAGTGTTTTCATAGATGGCAGTAATATCAATGATATGATTACATTTATTGCTAAATATTTTCAAAACTCTAATTGTAAAGACTACATACTATCTCAGTCTTTACAATATCAAAATCCTTCCTTTGATATTTTGGCAGTTCTTGAAAGAAGTTACGGCATACCAGATGATGTTTTTCCAAAAAGTGATATCTTTGAAGAAAGGTTAAAATATCTGAATATAAAAAGATTTTGTTCTTTAGTAGGCGTGTGGCAAAAGAGTGATTTTGTTTATTTAGCAAATTTACTTGGCATTACAGATATTAAATTTGAATCATATACTGAATTATATGACGTAAGTCTTGACTCAACACTTGACATAGATTTATATAACAATCCAGCCAATGCAAATTATCATTGGATTATACATTTATCAAAGGATTTAAATGAGATAGGGTTAGATTATGATCTTGACTATACATTGGAAAGCAGTTCAAATGTAAATGTAGATATTTTACGTAAATTAATTCTTAAATTAAAACGTTCGCATGTCGAAGTAGAATTTTTATATGATTTGTAAACATTCTTGACATTTTAAATGTATTAATTATTAGCAAGTATAGTAAATATATTGCAATGGCATATCTAAATAATTCATTACAAGCAAATAAAACAGATAAGGATGGCGGTTATGCATCGCCTCCATATTCTTCTACAAAGCATACATCTGTAGAAATAAATACTATGCAGTCATTAATACAAGGAATCTTTGATGGTGCTAATATAGATACAAGTACAATATCAATAAATGATTCTGGAGCGTTGATAAATAATCAAGAAATAGTAAAGGCGATACAGAATTTTGCTGGAGAAAAGAACTTTTCTGCTACGGGTACGAATTCATATTCAATTACTATTGCAAATACAAATCTTTTACCAAAGACATTATCAAGCCAATATAAATTTTCTTTCATTGTACCGAATACCAATACATCGACATCAACTACTCTTACAATAAATGGACTACATACATCGAAAAAAATGTTTAAACTTGACGGAGTTTCATCCTTTGCCATTGGGGAATTAGTTGCGTCGAATATTGTAACGTGTATATACGATTCTACGCTTGATAGCGCAAATGGAGGATATAGATGCGTGATGTCTCAAGTTAATCCAGATTGGAATTCATCCTCAGGATATTCTCAAATTCTAAATAAACCAAACCTTATCGGAAATAACTTCATAATTAATGGAAATATGTCGATATCTCAAAGAGGGACGTCTTGGTCTAATCCATCAGCGGGGAGTTATACATTAGATAGATGGCAAGCAAGTCAACTTGAGCCAGGATGTACAAAAACAATATCGCGTGTCGCAATAATACCAGGGGAACTCGATGGTATTATCGGCGCGTCAGGTGGGTATTGGTCAAGACATCAATGTACAGTTGCAGGAACTGGAACTGGAACTCAAAATAATGATTTTACACAAAGAATTGAAGATGCAACAAGGCTTGCAGGAAAAACAGTCACTGTCAGTTTTCTTACAAAAGCATCAGCAGCTAAAACATTACAAATCTTTATTACGCATAATTGTGGAAGTGGTGGAAGTGCGGAATTTGGCGCTGCTATACAAAATATTAGCATTGCTACTAGTGTTACAAAGAATAGTCTAACATTTACTGTACCATCATTAACGGGAAAAACATTAGGATCTGGTCATCATACTTACTTATGTTTTAGATTTCCATTAAATCAAACTTTTGATATTTATATCAAGGATGTTCAAATTGAAATCGGCTCTATTGCAACGTCTTTTCATATTAGACCTCATGCTTTAGAATTAAGTTTATGCCAAAGGTATTATGAGAAGAGTTATGAAAGTGAAACATACCCAGGTACGGTAGCGGATCCAGGAAAAATGCTATGGGTTAACCAAAATAACCAAGCGACTTTTCAAATGGTATTTTTTAAAGTAGAAAAACGAGTAACTCCTTACCTAACGATATACTCTACCACAGGAACACTCCATAAATTATGGAGTACTACTCCTCTTGCTGACATTTCATCAACTATTGCTTCTTCTTCAAGTACATCCTTTGTAATAGCTCCAGCTGCTAATCAAACAGCTACAACCTCCTTAGCATGTCACTTTACAGCAGATGCTGAACTTTAATTAATTTTAAATTATATGAATACAAACGAAAATTCTGATAACATTACTCTCCCAAAGATAAATATTATAAAAGTAGAATGTATAGGAGGGCAAACAAAAGAAACTGCAAGAGGTTTTAATGTAACGCTTGAAAGTGGAACTATATCTTTTATTTCAAACGTTGAGGGAGCGAAGCTAAGAGATGAAGTTTTTCTTTGGGATGGAATTATTGAACCTGAGTTTACGGACGAAAAACTATTAGAAGATGTAAGGACTAAAAAAAATCTTGAAGTCGAATCCAAACGTAAAGAACTACAATACGCTAACATTACTTACAATGGTATAACGCTTTTTGCAACCGAGAAAGCAAGAGACAATCTATTTAAAGATACTATAATATCAAAAGGCCTAGGAGAGTCTTCTCTTAGTTGGTTAGATATCAACAACACACCCGTTACTCTCAGTTTAGATGAGGCAAATGATATTATTATGATGTTAAGGCAACGTGATAAGGATCTTTATTTTAAAGAAGCACAACTCAAACTCGCAATTGATGCCTGTACTTCAATTGAAGACGCCGAAGATATTCAAATTGTATTTGATTAATTTTATTTTGTAAAAATATTTACATCAGTTAAGGATGAATTAAATATAATATCATAGAAGATACTGTTATGATTTGCGATCATAATAATACTCATCAGAAACTTTGAAGAATCTACGGGATTGCGTTTTATGCTAATCTTAATATCGTCACAGATGCCATTTGATATAAGGTAATCTAGTGCATTCTGCGTTTCATCTTCAATTAAATATAGTAAATTAGAATGATTTTTTTCATTTAAAATAATTGAACGCAATCTTGAACCAGATGGATCGTTTTGTAATAAATTCAATGGAGATCCTTCATTAACAAGAATGGCATTGCCATTTTTATCTTGATACTCTGGAGTCGATATACCAAAAAGATTCAAAATACTTGTGCGTAGTGTATTATCTATTGGATATATACTTGTTTTATAATCATACGCAATATCTAAAATTCCATTGCTATCCTGCAACATATTTTATATCATCAATTTTGGCCTTAAGCTCTTCTACTTCAGTTTTTATTGTGCTAAAATCACCAGAAGTGCTAAGCGGAGCTGGAGTACCAAAGCTAGCAACCGTTACAGTCGTTAAAGACAATTTCTGTAATGTCAAAGATAATTTTGATACAATATTTGATAAAGTATCTATAAGTTCACTATCATCCTTTGAAATTTTAACACCCTGAGAGGCTTTGATAATAATTCCACCGTCTGCTTTCATAATTACTTTTGCATTTGTGTCAGGGTTGTATAGCATAAAATCTCCAGCCGTATTAAAATCTTCATCCTGAATATCATTTCTATCGTACAATATAGCAAAATTTTCAGCCTCGTCAGGTATAGATATATTTACAGTCTGAGTTCCCTTTTTAACATTGTATCTACTAAAGATACAGCTTACAATCATTGATTTTAAGTCCGCATTAGATTGGGAACGTAGTAATGATGTTTGCTCTACTTCAGCTTCTCCGTTAATATTATTAGCTTCCGTCTTATTAACATATCCAGTTGTAAGCATTCTACGATTTATTATTAATTTTTGCCTCTTTCTTTAGTCTAGCAATTTCTTTTTTTCTTTGACCTTCTGCTCTTTTTCTTTCTTTTTCATTAAAAATAACAACAAAGTCTTGTATCTGCTTCATTAAGTCTTTTAAAAAAACAACATCTTTGTTCAGAAGTGCATCAAATAAAGTTGTTGCATACGTCATTCTTTTCTTAATATTACCTTTCTTTTGTGATAAAATTTTACTGTTTTGATATGCGTAATATTGTCCCTTTGTTAACATACCATTGGCATATAGGTATTGATATAAATCATAATCAGAATTACGTTTATTCCCGTGTCTCAAACGTTTAAAATATATTTCCATAAGGGAGTGATATTTGTGAATATCTTCAATTAATGCCATCATATAAGCTTCATCGTTAAGAGAAAGTATTTTTATAACATAAAATACAAAATTCTTTTTTATACAATGTCTGGCATTTGGATGTAAATTAAAATATGTTCCGCTCGAATTATTGATATATTTATGTTTTTGTAAAAAAAATTTTATAAATTTGTACTCATCATCAGAAAATTTATAATTCTTAATTTCTATTTGCATAATTAGCGTTTTAATGAATATTAATCAATGGTGACATAATTTTCATATGAACTTTCTAACTTTTTATACGACTATGTCACCATTTGAATGGTTCATTAAAACGGATTTTTTAAATGTCAAGCTTTATTTTAAATTTTAGAAAAGGCAAGGAAAAGTTTTTGATGTGCGTGATATTTATACTAAAGTCATGCCTTTTCTTCTTCTAGGAGTTTTTTCTGAGCTTTTTTAAAACCTTGCTCTGCGCGAAGCATAATTAGCTGCCTGTCTCTTTGGGTAGCATTGATTGTAATATTTCTACCTTCTTTGTAATTGTTTTTCCAAGCGGTATTTTCTTGCTGTACTATCTTTTCCAATTCATTGCCGCTACAGTCTTTATACAAATACCACACACCAGCAAGAGAACGCTCTAAATCTTCGTCTTTAATTAAGTCGTCATTCTGTATGAATGGTATTTGCGGGGAACCGTCTCCATCTTTAGATAAGTCAATATAAGTAGCGAATTTATTATTTTGTATTTTTCCGTACAGACCCAAATGTTTGAATTCATGGAATATTGACGATATTACGGGGCCATGTTTCCAAGCTTGTATCTCCTCGTTGAATAAGTCATTCTGAGTAAAATACAGATACCAAGAATAAGAAAAATAAATCAATTTCATTAATTTTAATGGTTCAAGAGGTGCGTTACATCCGTAAGAACAAGATATAAAGTAGTTTGCTATATGTGCGGGTGTTTTATCCATATCAATATCTCAATGGTATTGAATATAATGTATATTTAACATTTAAAATGTCAATGTTAAATGTTGTATTATTTTTAAAAAAGAGAAAAACTCCATCAAGTCCATTATGTTTTTGAAAGTTTTCATATTCTTAAGTATCAATTATATACATATATTATAATGTAAGTTTTTAAATGTCAAGATTTTTAGGGGGATTAAATATATTATTACCCTTTTTTTATTACATCAAAAAGTCTGTCTGTTTGTTGGTTCATAGTATGTATAAAAAGTTAGATAGTAGTGTATAATATCAAAGATTTTAAATGTCAAGTATTATTTACACTAAGTAGATGATATTGTGGTATTTTTTTTATTTTTTGCGATAGTAGTTGATATTAAGACATCACCAATTTCAGGCGGAAGTGGTTCATACGATGAGTATCTTTCGTCTCCAGTATCTTTTAATCTTTTTCGTATTTCATTAAATGTCGCTATATGGGCTTCAGTTGTCATAATTCTATCAATTTCAGAATCTTTAATGACATCAATTGAGGCTTCATTATAAGCTATGGTAATATTTTTTTGAAAATCTAGTAATTTATTACGTATCATATATTTTTTAAAGTAATGCTGTATATGTTGTAAAAATATCGTATTAAAATCTCTTAATATAGTCATATAACCTTGTTGTGTATATATAGAGGCATTATTATATTTCGATTGTCTATTAAAAAAATCAGGAGAAAATCCAGAATATGATAATATTATTTCAGTTAGAAAATTTTGATAGTTTATTACTTCCTCTGGTACAATATTTTGTTGTATCTGCGTATATTGTACATCAAATCCAAAACCTGAAATAATATTACTGCCAGCATTTTGCACTCCTGACATCCTTTCAATCGTTTCCATAAAAAGATTATGTATTTTATTTTCTTCATCTTTTGTACTTGGTATATAATTATTTTGATTTTTAAAATCTTTATAATTCCCTGTAATAATACCAGATGGTTTACAACCATTCCTTTGATAAGCAAGAGACGTTTCTGTAATTGCGTTGTATATGAAAATATCATTTTTTATTTTTTCATAAGGACTAATAAATGTTTTAACTTCTTTATCAAAATTACCAAAGTGATATAAAATATATAAAGAATTTCCATCTTTATAGCAAAAATCATTCACATCGTAATCGTACGTAAAAAATATTTGCCTTGTATTTAACAATGTGACATTAAATTCTAATATATTATTATTAATATTCGTATTATTGATTGATACGAATTTAGGAATGTGTGTACAACAAAATATATTATTATCATACTCAGCAATAATGTATGCCACTCCATCGTAATAATATGAAGATATTAAATGTTCAATAATATGACTATACGATATAGGGTATATTATGCCGTTTGGTTTATAGAAAATTTGTAAAAAATCTGTATATTTACTATCTGTAATAATATTATCTTTTGCATTTTCTTTGATATTTTTAACTTGTAAATTCAAATTCCTTATAATAGAAACTCTTTTTTCAATTATTGCATTTATTATGCTACATTGCCTAGTAGCGTCACTTAAAGAATAATTTTTATTATCATTCTTTATATTTTTTCGTATATCTTTTAAACTCTCTTTAGATCCGTAAAAACTTTTAGTATACAAACTTTTAAATTTTTTCAATATAGACATAAATTGATATACTTGACTTTATAAATGATCATCATTAATTAATTCGTAATTTTAAATTAACCATAAATTATGAATGAATGCAATTTTTTAAAAATCAAGTCATTTGAAATTAAATCCTTTGATGCAATAGAAGGTCGCATTATTGGTAGAGCAGCTAAATTTAATAATATCGATCGAAAAAGTGAGGTAATTATACCAACAGCGTTTGATAAAGATTTGAAATTAATACAGTCTGGTCAAAAAAGTATAAAAATATTTAAAGAACATATAAAGGATTGGGGCTTTTATGCTGATAGGGTATGGAAGGATGGAAATGAGGCTTTATGCATTGATGCTCGTGTGCCGGAATATAGTCAATATCAAAATGAAGTAAAGTCGTGGATTCGAGATGTGAAATCTGGTAAAATATCGCCAACATTATCAATAGGATATACAGTAAATGAATTTCATATCAAAGATGGTATTAAATATTTAACAGATATATCTCTCCAAGAGGTATCTGTCACAGCAAATCCAGTAAATCCCTTAGCAATTGCCGAATTTAAATCTCTTACAGAAAGTCAATATCCAATATATTTGTCAGACACATATAATGAGAGTAATGCAATTGAATTATGGAAAGAATATACGTGTTCAAATGATAAACCGAATGTATCTTATATCAAAGGTTTTTTATATTACGATCAAAAATCATCAGTAGATGATTATAAATCGTATCATTACCCAATTATAGATATCATTAATGGCAATCCCGTAATTAATTCAAAAGCAGTTATTTTGGCAAATCACAAAATTAATTCAAACAAAAGTCATCAAAAATCTTTTACGAATATAGATAAAAATGCAATACAACATAAGATTAACAATCTGTATATTGATATTAATAAAGAGCGTGAAAAAAATAATATTCCCCTACTATCAATTCCAATGAAAAAATCATTTTTAGATATGATAGAGATAACAAGTAGGAGTAAGGCAATTCAATATGGTAAAAAGCATATCAAGAGTGCAGATGTAAGTAATAATCAATTTGAAGCTTATATAAATAAGATTATCTCTTTAAGAGATGCGAAATATCTTGACATTAAAAATCATAATAATATATCTAGCTCTACAGAGCCTCTACACACTGAGGCTCTACAGAATAGTAGTGATACTAACTCAATCTCGAATGAGATTAATATCGAAGACTTTCTTCAAAAATTAAATAAAAAATTACAAAACTAAAACATATATTTATGTCCGAATCAGATAATAACGCTAATCAACTTGTAGAACAAGTAGCTCAAGAAGTAAAAAAAGTTGTACTTCCAATAGAAGAAAAATCTATGAAGATGGAAGAAGAATTAAAGAATAAGGAGAATCAAGTTAAGTCCCTGATGGAAAAATTAAATGAATTAAATACTTCACAAAAAAATAATATAGAGATTATCAATACATTGAATAATGATGTTAAAAGTTTACAAGAAAGATCTAAGGCAATGTCTTCTTCTGGTATATCTTTGAATTCTGATGGTTATATAGATAACAAGTCTTTAAATGATGCCTTAAATGACTTTGCATCAGTTCTTGATGGTGGATCTGGAAATCAACGTTTTACAAATATTGATACATCGGCTGTACCAGTTACGAATATCAATGGCGCAAAATATGAAAAGTCTATGTCTGCTTTGTTTGATAGTGCTGGATTCTTCAAATTACCTAAAAAAGAGCAAAAATCAATGCTTAGAACAGATTCTAATACATATGGTGGTTATGCGATTTCTGACGCTGATTACCTTGGTAGTGCTGATATTAATAAATTACCAGTAAGTCCAATTATGTCTTATGTTAATATCGCATCTGCTGGAGTTATTACTAGAGGCGTGATTGATACTTTTGATTATTCTAAAATTGAAATGTTTAATGAATGTGAAGGAGATCCTGTGAAGCAGACTGAATTATTGAAGATGGCACAAATTAATATTCCAATTCACGAATATGCGTCTTCCTTTCCTTTAACAAATACAATGTATAATGCGTATAGAGCTAATGAATTAAGATATAATCCATTTTTACTAACTATGCAAGGTTTAGAAGCTGACAAAATACGTAGATGGGCTAAAGAGATATTTATAGGTAGCGGTAATAACGAAATGCTAGGTATACTTACAAAGGCGAATAAACAAAATTCAATATTATCAAATCAAATACTTTTGACAGAAACATCTAATTCTGTAACTGTAAGTGATCTTAGAAACCTAGAATCAATGTTAAAAGCTAATTATTTAAGTTCACCAAATTTAGCATTATTTGTAGCTAGGGACCTATTAATACAATTAAGAAAGGAAAAGGGTGCGGATGAACATTTAACAGATTCAGAGTATTTTGAGTCGAGTCAATATGGTACTGGCTTGAGATTTAAAACTGCAACTGCTGGAAGTATACCTGTTATTGTTATGCCAAATGGCGTAGGATTAGATTATAAACTATATAATCCGAGTAATCAATTTACTAATAAGCCAGTTGCTATGCTTGCAGATTTAAAACAAGGATATTTAGTTGCCCAATCTTCTTTTGTTGAAACTGGACTTGATACCAGTATTGGTAATGCCGCTAGAAATGGTGCTCGTTTATCTGTTATGTTTTCTTATGCTGGTGGCGCTCCAGTTGTTGAAGAGGCAATTGCAATACTAAAAATTAAAAACTAATCATAACTAATTTTATAAATATGTCAAACTTTAGAGACTATACATCTGCTGTACTAGTAAAACAAATTCTTCCAAGTCAAACTCTTAACACTGATGCAGATATTAATAGCATAGTATTCGATATATCTGGTTGTAAAACTATTGATATACGTCTATTCTGCTCTTCATTTACGGCTGGAAAAATATCTTTTAAATCAATTAAATTTGCAAGTGATGTAAATATTACACAAGATATTAGAATATTTGATAATACAACTATAGATGCATTTACACCTAATAATCCATCTATAGCGCTTGATGCAATATCTCAAGCTTCTTTACAAGGTGTTGGGTCTACAAAAATAGTTATTCCAAATAAATCTCTTGGTATTCAAAAATATGCGAAAGTAACATTTACAACGTCTTTAAGTGCAAATCTTGTAGCAAATGCAATGGTATTATTAGGTGGATTTCACGACGATCCAATTGTTCAAGCATAAAAAAATGCCTACATATAAATTTGATCAAGTAAAATTACCATTTATACATAATATTATTGTAGAAAATTTACAAGATATAATATCACATAATATACATTCTAGCAAAATAGATATTAATGATTGTTGTGTTTATAATAAACATAATAATTATGACTTAGAATCTGGAATTTATACTAAAGCATTTTTAGAAGAATTTTTAGGTAAAAAAGTATTCGATTATCTTTTGGCGTGTACATCTACAGTAGATATGTTAAACAATAAAGATAAACAATATTTTATAGAAATTAAGATAATGTTAGACCCTGAAAAAGAAAATGTTGAAGAAGAAAAAAAGATAATGTTAGACCCTGAAAAAGAAAATGTTGAAGAAGAAAAAAAGATAATGTTAGACCCTGAAAAAGAAAATGTTGAAGAAGAAAAAAAGATAATGTTAGACCCTGAAAAAGAAAATGTTGAAGAAGAAAAAAAGGTTCGTGGAAGACCGCCTAAATCATCTAAAAGTTAATATTTATGTACGACATATTTCAATGGCGTAGTACATCAACTATAGATTTTAGCGTTTTGCCCGTATCTATTGCTGAAGTAAAGCAAAGAATGCTTGATGTTAAAATTATAGATTTAACATCAAATACATCAATAGATTCTTATCTTACATCTCTTATTAAATCCTCTGTTAAATTATTTGAGGAACAAACAAATCATATGATATACCCTCGTACATTATGTGGAAATGTTTTTAATAATGAGAATTGCTTTGAATTTAGTGGATATTATTTAAAAAAACGTAACATTAAATCTATAGATAGTATTAAATATTATCAATATGATTGGAATCAAGATTCATCTGCTAATAAAGAATCTTTAGTGATTAATGATTTTTATAACATAATTCCAGAATCAAATATTACAAATACCACTCTAAGGAAGAAAGTTGGCGTTGATTTCCCTATAGTGTATCAAAAAATGGATACAATTGAGATTAATATAACATGTGGATATGATATTGTTAATTCCGCATTTGTTGGCATACCAGATGATATCAAAAGTTTTATTATATATCACGTCACAAAAATGTATTCTAATCAAATTAATGATTGTGATTGTTCTCCTACTGAATGTTTGATTAACGATAATTATCTCTTGCAAATTATATCTTCTTACTCAGTTCAGGAGATACCGTATATTCTATCGTATATATAATGCCAAAATGCAAACCAAAAATCAACAGGGCTATTAGCCAACGTGTTGAATTTCTCAAAAGAGTTAATGCAGTACGTCATAATAAAGATGAAAATGATATTGCGCCAATATATAAATCTCTTGGCTTTTGTCTTGCAGAAGTGCGCAATTTAAAAGAAGTTGAAATATTTGATGAGTTTAATATCCAACAAACATCATCTACGCACGTATTGAGATTTTTTAATGTAGAGTTTGCAATTAATACAAAAGACTATATTAGATTACAGAATGGTAAACTTTTAATCGTTGATTCAAAAAAAGATGAGAAAGAAATGGGCATTATAACAAATATAAAGGCAACACTACAAGGAACTGAGGAAATTTAATATGATAAAAATAACTTCACATTTTGACATATCTTTTTTAGATAAGATAACGAATGAAATGATAGTAAAACAAAGAATAGCAAGTGGATTGAACACTGGAATGGATATAGTAAAACGCAATGTAATAACAACTATTACAACAGGTGAGAGAACGGGGAGACCGTATAGACTAAAAATAAATGGTAAAGTTTATCAAGGTAGACACTCTGCTCCAAATGAACCAATTGCAAATATAACAGGTAGAACGGCAAATGAGACATATACTCAAATAAACGGAATGGAGGCTATACTTGGATCACAAGCGCCATACTCAGGCAGGCCAGAATATGGTACACGTAGAATTATTGCGCGTAAAACTTATGAAAAACAAGTAAATAAAGATATAGATACTGTCTCAGAAAAAATAATAACTAAGCTTACAGAAAAATGACAACTCCACAAGATATATCGCAGTTTCTGATAGAGCATTTACCATTTAGGCTAGACAATTTTACAGATAATAATAAGATTATTTCTGTATCAAAAACTGGTAATATTGTAGAAATTGAAACTCTAGACCCACACGGACTCGGAGATACTAATGCAGACGACCTTTACATTAGTGGAGTATGGAGTAAATGGAATATTACAAGCATATCAAGCTATAATGACTGTAATAATCACTACTTTCACATTATTACAAATGCTGAAGATATTTTATTTTCCACTATACCAGATATGGCGCACGTATGTATAAATAATGTTTTCATCAAAGATATTGAAACAGATACAATTATTCAAGATTGCAGTGGAATTTTTACACTTGACTACAAGAAAATTCCAGGTTCGATTATGTACTTTAATGACAAATTGTTTTCACCTTATATAGGTACACAAATTGCAATTGGTAAATATTATATAGATTTTTCTACGGCTTTTTTACGTACATTATCACCAATTAAGTATGCTTCAAAGCCATTTAATGGATGGATAAACGTTAATGAAATTACCATTATAGATAATAATAAATTTTCATACGAATGTAATGAATTTGCTGGAGAACCATATATTGATAATAATGATAATATTGTATCTGCTTATGTTAAGACAAATCCTAGAATTTATGCAACAGGTATTCAACTTGAACAAATGCCAAATATATCAATTAGTGTAATTACAAATAATGATTCAGATGTAATATCTATGGATAAAGATTGTATTTATTGCCTTTACACATCATCTGCTGGATTACCAAATAAATTTCATCCAAGAGGAATTGATGGAGAGACAAATATAATGCAAAATACGATGTCTCAATTCGCCATTGTGATATATATTGTTAATGGCGTTAAAAGAAATAATAATACTGCGTTTGCAAAAGAAATAAATTCTATAATACACAATATTAAGCCAGCTATTTTAGCTTCACTTAGTAATAAAACCTTTAGTAATCCAAACAATTTTTTTTCAACTGGAGATATTAAAAACGGCTTAACATATGTCGAAGATAGACAAATTTCATCATTCAATAAACCCGTATATGCACATATTATAACATTTCAAGAGCAATCAAGGAGCGGTGATTATGATAGACTGGCAGATGATTTAGACTATCCAGTTACTGGTATATTTGCATATAATAACCTTGACAATCAAAATATATCTAATATTATTGTAGAATAACATTTTTTTTTATGACACAGGAAGCAAAAGTAATCAAAAACTTTACACATAATGGTAAAGAATATACAGAAAGCGAAGAAATCAATTTAGGTGCAATAGTAGAACCATATCTTATTGCTAAACTAAATCAGGGTTTTATCGAAATATGTACAGACTCACAATTTCCATCACAAAATGTAAAAAAGAAAACACAAAAACAAGATAATAACTAATTAGAACAGTATGACGGCATATTCTCCAGTTGTAAACATTCGAAATATTTCTACGCCAGATGTTGTAGATATGTTAAATTTACCAGTTACTTTTATTGCACAAAAACTTTCAGGTGGTACTGCAACGGCAGGTACTCTCATCGAAGATGTATCGTTGACAAATGTTGATACATTATTTGGTGCAGGCTCTCAAGCATCAGCAATGGTTAAACAATTTAGAAAAATTAATACATCAAATAAAGTAAATGTTTTTGCAATGGCAGACCCAAGTTCTGGGAATGCAAAAGCATCTGGTACTCAAACTCTTACAGGAACAGCTTCTAGTGCTGGTAAGTATAAAATATCAATTGATGGTAAAGATTATGAAGCATCTTTTGTATCTAGCGCGACGCCAACAAGTATATTTGATTCAATAAGAACTGCAATCTCTAGCGATGCAGATGCAATAATTACGGCAAGTGGAACTTCAACACTTGTATTAACACATAAACACGATGGAGTATTTGGAAATAATACAAGCGTTAAGGTTGAAATCTTTAATACATCTGGTATTTTGGATAATTGTGGATTAACTCCAGCATCTGTTGCTTTTACAAGCGGTACTGGCCTTCCGTCTCTTTCAACATTTGCATCAGAAACTGCTAATATACAATCAATATATGTCTGTGATTACAATATTGTAAAAGACAATACATTAGGTATTGCATTAATAGACACATTAGCTTCTCGTGTCGATGCTTTAAATAAATTAACATTTAGCGGACTGTGCTTTTGCGTTACAGATAATGATACAGATTTTAGCACATTAATTAATGGTAATCCTAAATATAAGAAGCTTTTCCTATACCCTGTATATAGCAATAGAGTTTCTACATCGTATATTAAAGGTGATTATAATAATAATGCAACATACAATGTATCTAGTGCATTTGTTGCTACAATAACGGCATTTGTAAACAATAAAGCAGATACATCAAAAATAAAGATAGGTACACTTTTTGGCGATAAAAGTAATTTTGGATGCAATCTTAGTGGATTGATTATACCAACACTTAATTACAATACAAGTATAAAAAATGAACTTTCGGATACGTTCCACGCTCTATGGTCAAATTTAGGGGTTACGACAATTGTTACGAATGGACTGCAAATGACGATTGGTAATGAAGGATATACAACATCAACATCAACGGTTGATAAATTTCTATCAACTGCCTTAATGCAATATGCAATTCAACAAGAATTCTTTAATATGCTAAAGGGTGCAATGTTTCAAAATAACAAATCTACAAGTACTTTAAATCTTGATATCAAATCGTCCGCTAAATTCTTAATATCAAAACTTTCTAATGAAACAATGGGATATCAATGGTTAAATAAAGATGAAATGTCTACTATGGAAAAATCTATAGTCGTGACAAATAACCCAGCAGATAGGAGCAAAAGTATATTAACATATACATTAAGCCTATTAATACCATTTACAGGTATTGACGCTCAAATAACATTTCAAATATAAATTATTAATTGTTAAATAAAATATGGCTTCTAAATATATTGCAGTTGTTAATGGTGTATCATTAAGTGATGATACAAAATTACCATACGCTTCTCAGGCAACAATAAAAGATATTACTGGACTTGGAACTGGATCTGACCCAATTTTTAACAAAGGAAAACCAAAAATAGATGCTAGCAATAACAGGCATTACACAGAGATTGAACAAATACAACGTACATTTACATTTGAAGTCATAAATAGCAATACGGATGTTCCACATTATTACAATAGTGTTTTCTTACCAGCAATGGTGCGTGTAGGCAAAACAGGATATTTTCAATTTAGAGGTAAAGATATAGATACAAATAAAATTGTAACAATACGCTTAATAAATCCATCAGATAGTATGGGATCATCAAGAACCTGGCTTGGTGATACTGTAGATATTACACTCACCTGTGATGAGTTTATATATACAGTTGAATAAAATATTATAATGGTTTACAAAATCAGTCCATCAAATTATAGAAAAAAATACTTAGCTAATGAAATTGTATCTTTTTTTGAAAGCGAAGATGTATTGCATATTAATTGTGTAAAGTGGTTTAGATTTCAATACGGAGATACTGGTGCAATATTACATCATTCACCAAATGAGAATCCATACGGCGATAAAATAAAAATGATACAATATAATAAAAAAATGGAAGCAATGGGTAGATTGAAGGGTGAGCCAGATATTAGAATTAGTTTTTGTGCAAAAACATTACTCATTGAATTTAAGTCAAAAAAGGGCATAGTAACACAACATCAAAAAGATGTTATCAATGCATATAGAAAACAAGGATTCGAGGCACATATATGTCGTACTCTTGAAGAGTTTCAGATATATGTGAATGATTTTATGCAGAAGTGTAAATAATGCTTGACATTTAAAATCTTTAATATTATACACTACTAACTAACTTTTTATACAGATATGAATAAACATATGAATAAACAAACACACACACTTTTTATTGTAATAGAGACAGTCAAAACATTAGACGAACTTAAACAGTACGATGTTGTGGGAGTTGATTTTAAGGCTAAGGATGGAGCTGGATACACTATTGCACATCATTATGCTGCTTATAATCCAAATGCAACTATAGAAATATTCCAATATCTATTTGACAAAGGAGTTGATTTTAAAGCTAAGAATATAGCTGGGGGTAGTGTTGCACATTATTATGCTCGTTTTAATAAAAACGCAACTATAGAAGGTTTTGAATATCTATTTGAGAAGAAAGTTGATTTTAAGGCGGTGAGTAAATGTGGAAATACTATTGCACATTGTTATGCTTGGAACGAAAACGCAACTCTAGAAGGTTTTAAATACCTATTTGAGAAGGAAGTTGATTTTAAGACTAAGGATGGAGATGGAAACACTATTGCACATCGTTATGCCGATAATAAAAATGCAACTATAGAAATATTCCAATATCTATTTGAGAAGAAAGTTAATTTTAAGGCTAAGAATTTTTTTGGACAGAGTATTGTAGACATATATTATATACAACATTGCAAGACTAGACACATAAGACCCTTCAAACGTATTATACAATATCTTGTGTGGAAAAGAGTAGAAAATATTTTTACCAAAAGTTGCTCTATAACATTAAATTCGTGCTTGAATCATTAATATAGCATTGCCTTACAATTATTCCAAAATTACCAATTTTAAATTTACAGAATTTATAGAAATCTTACTGTGTCTGTTATCTTCATCGGGATTCTTGTACTATAATAGTTAAAGAATTGTGATGTACAATCTATCTGGTCATCGTGTATAACATTTGGGAAGTCTAATAATTCGTTTTCGTATTTTACTCTCCAAGATCCATATCTGTCAATCAAGAAACAGCCAGATTCAAGATAGGTTCTTAATGCTGAAATACCCATTTGTAATCTATTATTTTTTCCAGTTCTGGCGGGGATAGGTATAATACCAGGTATATTATAATTCTTTTTAAGATTTGATATTAGTGCCTGTCCACTACCTGCATCTTCTATTAAAATACATATATCGCATTGTAACGATCGATATTTTTCTATAATACTAAGAACAAATTTTTCTATAACAGCATATTCCATTCTTCTGACGATACTATCTATTACATAGATTTTTTCATTTTTTACCCCAAATACAACACAAGCAGTTGGATCGTTCCAGCTTTTATCTTTATATGCGGTATCAAATGAAAGGTAAATGCTATCAAATTGAATAAGGTTGACATTATCTTCATATTTAATATATTCTTTCTTGAAAAATTCACCATCCTGTACAATAGGATTTTGTTGGTATCTTGCCATATAATTTTCAATACCAATTTCCACGATAAGTTTATCCCTAGAATCACTATTAAATTTTGCATCCAAAAACTCACCTTGGTTAAAGACTATTTTTGTATTTGAAGAAGATATTTTATATTCTTTTCTTTCAGAGCATTCATATTCTAAAAGTAAATTACGAAATCTACGACCACTTTCACTCCATATTGTCTTAAAAAACCCTGTAGTATCATTATACGCAAGTCTTTGTTCCGTGACTATAAACTTTGTTTCGGGGTTATGCTCAGTTCTACCAATAAAGCCACGTAAACGCTCCATAGCGCTTTCGTGATAATGTGTTGATAGTTTATAAGGATCGCAATAGTCATCAAATAAAATAAGGTGCGCTCCTTCTCCAATAATATTACTTCCTGAAACCTTAAACGTCATTTTACCTCTAAAATTCGTTGTTTTGTATTCAATATTATTACGAGGAAATACAATATTTGGAAAGAGGTATTTATATGTTTTTGAAAATAGAACATCCTGTATTGAGTTTGAAATCGAGTCTCTAGTTCCAGCGGATGATGTAATGACTAAGATTTTTCTTGATGGATATTTTCCAATATACCAACACGCAAAAAGAATCGTAAATAATGTTGTTTTACCAAGCCTGGATGGCATATTAATAATGCCACCAGTAATATCATCTGATTTGATTATCTCTTCAACGAAATCACATCCTACCAATGCCCATTTTTGTCTATATAAATCTCTTTCAGGATTAAGCTCTTGATTGATACAGGAGGCAAATGCAATAAAACTATTATGACATAATAGTTTTGTGTTGTATCTATTCATAGATAACAGTTTAACTGTTTAACAGTTTAACAGTGTTAAATCTAATGTCAAGAAATACTTGACATTTAATATTTATACTTTATACACAAAAAAGTCAATTTGATTATAACTTGACTTTTAAATATATTATAAATGTCTATAAGGAGTATTTTTATATATACACAATGGAGACATTTATAACGACATTTACAAACAGAAATCTTACGATAGATGCTATTTTAGTATACGGAGATGGAAATAATCTTACTCTAGATATTGTCACTACAACAGAGAAACATAAGATATGCGGTAAAGTTCCAGTTCAAATTACAGGATGTAATCAATCATATATAAATGTAAATCAACAGTTTGAAGCAGTAAGTACAACAATATTACGCACTACAATTCCAAATACATTAGGAAACGGTATACATAATATCACCGCTACAGGTACAATTGTTGTATCTATTAATAACACATATTACAAAACTCCAATTTCAGAAATGACAGATAGAAAGGTTGAAATCTCTATTTTCGATCATTATGATAGCGATGACTCTCTAATTAATTTATCACATTTTGAAAATGGCGAAATTGGTATATATATGAATGATTATAATAATCTACCAAATGGGACTTATGCTAGAGCGCCTTATACAAAGCCTGGTACAAGTACGCCTTTTACAATATCGAATGTAACTGCTGGTAATATTTTTGCGCAAATAAAACCACGATCATTTTTTCGATTTACATTACAATCTGGCGATGGTAACCCTTTAAATGTATTGACAAATATCTATCTAAGAGTTGTTGTTTAGAATATGCAAAATCAATTGGAATCTCAATTCAGCTCTACAATACAAAATCAATTGCAGAATGTTTTGGACACAGACCCATCTGAGCTATTGTACGATTTTAGCAGTACATCTATTACGTTTGATAGCACAATAATAACATTTGATAAAACTCAATAATTATATATGACGACTATATACCCTATCGATCTTGGAATTACGGAAGATGATAATAAAGGTGATAAACTACGTATTGGTGGTGATAAAATAAATCGCAGTTTAAGTAATCTAAACAGTGGAAAAATGGAAAAATCATTAAACTTGTTAGATATACCTAATAATGAAATTGCACGTTCGAATTTATCCGTATACTCAATAGGCGAAATAGACACTAGAATGAATGCTATTAATTCTCGATTAGATATTGTAGAAGGTGACGATACTACAACTGGGTCAATTGCAAAAGCTGAAAAGGATGCTAAAGATTATGCTACACAACGTTCCAATCACCAAGGAACACAACTTTCTACTACAATATCGGATTTTAACGAGGCATCACAAGATGCAGTTGGAAATATCCTAACGGATACTGATACTATAAATCTTACATACGATGATGTCAACAATCAAATTAAAGCAGATATAATAGATGAGTCTATTAATGATAGTAAAATTGCTTTAAATGCTGGTATTTCACCGAATAAAATAGGTGATGGAACTGTAGGGGTATATCAATTTAGTTATATCAGTGATTTAACACAACCAGTTCAACAACAAATTGATGCAAGACAAATGAGAGATTCAAATGCTATAGATGGAAATATAGCAATTATGAATGAAGATGGCACGGCATATGGCAGTAGTAAAAAATTTAATGATAATGGATTGGCTACGGATGACATATGGTCTGCATCAAAAGTAAATGATATGATTATACAAGCTATGAATCAATTGCCTGTTGGAGCTAGTAGCGGAATAACTTATTATCTTACAAATACCGCTTCTGGTATTAATGATTATGATATAATGCAAAAAACTCCAGATACTATAGGTGAGGTAGAAGAAAGTGTTATTGTGAATAATAATCAATCTTTAATCGATACTTATATATCAGATTTAGCTATTGGAAAGACTTCAATTGAAGCTGGTATATGGAATTTTAATTTATGGGGTAGTGTATCAAGTACGGCAAATGTATCAAACTTTATTGTAGAAGTATATACACGATCTAGTGGAGGAACTGAGACATTATTATTTTCAGCTGAAAGTGTCGATATAAACTCTACAACATATGCATTAGTAACAATTGAAACTGTAAAAAGTGCATTTACCGTAAATCAAACAGATAAATTACTTATAAAAATATATGGAAAAACAACCAGGACATTAAACACAACAATTAAATTGTATCATAGCGGTACATTACATTATTCCCATTTTCATATACCATTGGTAATAGAACATAATGATTTACCAGGTATTCAAGGTGGTACATCTGGTGACAGGCAACATTTGACATCAAGTCAAGTTGATATTATAAATAATGTTACTACAAATTTAGCTTTAAAAGAAAATGTTTCTAATAAACGTACTACATTTCAAGTAACACCAGATGATAATCACTATATTACAGAAAAACTTGCAAAAGATACTTTAGACCTTAAAGCTGATGATAGTAATGTAGTTCATAAAACTGGTAATGAGACAATTAACGGAACGAAGACTTTTGGCGTATTCCCAGAAAGTCCATCATCATTACCAACTACGGATTATCAATTAGCAAACAAGAAATATACTGATACAAAAATTGACAAAATTTCTATCACCGATAGTTGGGCAGGTATATCTTCAGCACTTGTAGCAAGTCAAAAGGCTTTATATGATGCATTAAATTCTACATCTAATTATAGCGCTATATACGTTGACCCAGTTCTTGGTAATGATACAACAGGAAATGGTACAAAATCCCAACCTTGGAAAACTGTAAATAAAGCTTTAAATCCAAGCGGAACTCCTATTAGTTCAAGAACAATTTATGTTAATGGTAGCACAACTGCAAACATTACATTTTCCGCTACAAATACTTCTATTATGCTATATTTTGATTTAAAATCAGAACATACTGGAAATATTACACTTGTAGATGGCAATACATCAATCTACTTCCTATCACCTTCTGGCAAAGCTACATTTTCTGGCGTAGTTTACGATGGCTCAAAGGGAACTATATACTTTGAGGCAATAATGGTTGGTGCTTATCTAAAAACTGGTGGTTCTGGCAGTGCTTCACCAATTGGTTATGTGGAATTCTCTCCATTAAGCAACGTAGACAGTCTTGTTGTAAACCTTACAGGTAATAGTATGGTTAGAACACTTGGAATGGGTTCTATGGGCGTTTTAACTCAGACGAATGGAGTATTCGTAGCTCAACATAAAGGTACTATGCTATGTCCTCAGATTTCTGGTGGCTCAAATCCTCTTTTAGGTCAACCAATATTATTGTTACAGGGTCAAATTCAGTTATTGAAAAATGGAAGTAATAATGGCTTAACCTGTAGTGCAACATATGGAATTGTATATTTAGCTGGTATATCAACTCTTCAAAACGATTATTCAACATATAGTAAAATTGATTTTACGGGGGCGGGTGCAAACTGTTTTTGTTTATTATGGGGAGGTAGTCAGCTTGCTTCAAGTGGAGACGTACCTCCGCCATCGGGATTTATATTGGTAAATAGTGCAAACTATTTCAGCGCCTCTCGCAATGCTACGAACTACACTGGTACATCGACTGCTAGTGTAAAAGCTCATTTAGATGGCATTGATACAGCGCTTGGAAATACTGTTGCTAAAAATACATCAATTACAGGGGCAACGAAGACTAAAATTACTTATGATGCAAAAGGATTGGTAACGAATGGAGTAGATGCGGGTATTGCAGATATTACAGGTTTACAGACAGCCCTCGATAATAAACAATCACTTGATACAGATTTGACACAAATAGCTGGATTAACGCAATCAGGTAATAAATTTAAAGTTATTGAAACAGACGGTACAAATTATGCTCTTAATTTACCAGTTAAAACATATACTACAACACAAAGAAATGCATTAACTAATGTGCCAGATCAATTTATAATTTGGAACTCTACAGACTCAACATTACAACAGTATAGCACTACTTCTTCAACATGGAGTAATCTTGCAAGTGTTTCAACTGCAAAAAAACTCGTCACACCTGGCGTAATATCACAAAATGGACTTATACCATTATCAAACGCAAATTCTGTAATACAAGTTTATGATTGTGTAAGTGTTGGATTACTTAATGCTTCAATTAATTATAATACAAGAAATCAATATACCGAACAAGATGCCACAAATGGCACAGATAATGATGGAACGCAATTTACATTAAAATCAACTCTTGGTTATGGGCCTACTGCATATACAAGTACAAGCCTTGTTCCAGTTATGACAAGCAATACAGCTCCATCTGGTACTGTTATTTCTTCTGGAAACTGGGTTAATGATGGAAATAGGTATAAAGTTTTTAATGGAGCAGATGAAGCATCAATTTGGATCTCTGGAGATGCGTACAGATTTATTGGGTATACATTTCCATCTGCAAAAGTTATTAACAAATTTAGTTGGGCGCCAGCTACAAGCTATTTTGCTTCAACAACATATGCTCCAACAAAACTTAATCTAATAGCTTCTAATGATGGTGGTGCAAACTGGGTAACAATTGGAACAAATACTAGCATTACAGGTTGGGCTGGTGGAACGGCAAAAATATTTCAACACTCAAATGCGACGCCTTATACATCTTGGGCTGTTGCAATCCCACTAGGTGGGTATGGTAATGTTGACAACTGTTATCCTGGTGAAATTAAATTTTATGAAGCAGGTTTAGTGCCTACGTATCCGATAAATACAGCATATAGTATCACGACAACCAACAGTTCTCAAATTGCATTATCAGCTTTATCCCTTACAAGTATCACGGATACATATTTAGCGCCAACTAATACTGTCATTAGAAGATTAATTTCTATTGATGGTCGCACAACTTGGCTTGGATGGAATGGTTCTGCATGGGCTTCAGTAACGCCATCATATGCAAATGCTACAGATAGAGCTACATTTGCAAATAATATTGCCTCTTTAAATGTTTCATCAGCGACAACAATTGATATTATGGATTTTTTATTTACAACAGATTTATACTCTACACCAGCAGTGCAGAACTTACAATTTAACTATAATTCAAGTTTCTTTAATTATACCTGTTTAACACCTGGGGTGGATTGGACTAATGATACATTATTAAATATTACTGGTACATCTTTTACAAACAATAATATAAATCCAAGTGTAAAAAGATTAAAGACTGGTTCTTCACAAATGGCTATAACTTATATTTAATCTATGTTTGAAAATACAATTACATGTCTATGTTATTTTAAAGATGGTAAACTTGATATAACGATGCCATGCTTGAATGAATCTATGTTCCCATATAGAACAATGACATTAGAAGAAAGGCAAATAAAATACGGTATAACTGGATATGATTTAATTGAAATTTCCATTACAGAATATAATGCAAAAGTTTTAGGATTAAAATCCAATACCGTTAAAAAATTCTTTAATAAAAACGATCCATTTATTACACAAGATATCTTTGTTGACTACCTCTCTTCAGAGCAGTACGATACTTTAATAGAGGATTATACAGATATATCTCCGAATATATACGTTATTAAGGACTTTATTTACTTTGATAATATGTTATCACAATGGAAATATAAAGATAATATTGATACGGCTATTAAGGATATAAAATGGTCTAATGCTATTGATATATACAATATAAGTGATATAACATTTATCGTTAATGAAGTATCTTATACAATAAATAAAGAACAAGATTCAATGTTATATAATGTTATTGAATCATCAACTTTGTTGAAAAGTCAAATGGATACAATCTTATTATCAAGATTAAGATTGCAAAAAAAAGACGAATTAAGAAAAAAAGTTCAAGATAATAAAGATAACGTATATTTACAATATGGGACATTTAGAGTGAAAGATACAATTACAACTATACAGGATATTTTACGTAATAAGGCAAATTATCAAACATCTTTTACGTATAATATCAAATCAACAAATATTAGCTTAACAAATATACCAATATCATATACACGGACTTTAGGTGCAAAAATAGAAAGCCATAGGTCCTATGCTAGAGTATTTTTAGATATATGGGAATTGCGTATTGATGAGACACCTTTATCTCAAATTGAGAATATTAAGTTTACACCATTAAGAATGTTAAATCTCGATATTGATAATCAAAATGCAGAAAATCATGAGCAATATATTACCTTTGGTATTGACGATTATTATACAATGGTTATAGATTACGACCCATTAATACAGATTGTTAGTACGGTTGTAGATTAGAATTATATAGTATTATATTTATACTTGATACAATATATATAAGAAATATTAATATATTAATATACAAAAATACTTGCATTCTATATTATATACAATATATAATATTATACGAACTAAAATTTAGATATGAAGAAGAAAGCTTTAACGATAGATCAAGGTAAATCATTGTTAGATATCGACATTAATCATTTACCAGATATTTTTGAATTATATTTTGATACAACGTGGCAAGGAAGGGGGAATTTTTTGATATTCTTCTTTCGCTTAATCACAAAATTTGCAAGTAAATCTCGATATGAACATATGGGGACAGCTCGCAGATGTCCTAAAGAATTCGATGGTAAACTTTACGCTGATAATTTAAAAAATAGAATTGTAAATGCTGGTGAGATATATTTTTTTGAAGCAACTGCACATTCGGGAGTAATTATGACGCCATTAATTGAAAGATTAGCAAACCCATCTCACGGCGATACAAAATGGACAGGTAATATTGATATACAGACATTAAAAGTTAAGCCGACAGAACAGAATTTACAAAAAGGATGGAATGATTCAATTGCACAATTAGGCCAGCCTTACGCTTTAGTTCCAGCGATGTTCTCCGCAGTAGATAAAATGTGGATTATAAGGTATATAAAGAAAATCTTTAATTTTAAATATAAATCAAAATTAACAAAGGGAGTTTTTTGCTCAATGTTTTCAAAAATTACAACATTAATTACGCTTGATGTTGAGTTTAATAAAGATTCTATGAGAGATGATACGCCAGAAGAAGTCTTAATATTTCTTATTGAAAATAATTTTGGAAATATAGCGCAACCATTGGTTAAATATGAAAGAGGTAATCTCATAATTGTTAACACAGATATTATGGCACTGCCTAAAAAATATTGAAAATGCTCGGATATCAATACTTTTGAGACAGTGTCCTGTGGTTTGGCAATTATCCCCTCATATACGAACAAAAAAGAAACGGATTAGTACACTTTAAGGTTGACATTTAAAAAAGACCATATTATACTATTCTTAAGTTAATGAGAAATGTATGAATATCTTACAATTAATAAGCAAGTTTTCTAGCCAAGAAGTTTGCATAAAACATCTTGAGCAAGTTAGATGGGGTGATAAAGTGAAATGTGTATATTGTGGAAGTAAAAATAATTATCCAAACGAGAAAGAGTTGCGCCACCACTGCAATGATTGCAGAAAATCTTTCAGTGTAACGGTAGGCACTATTTTTCATCATACACACATTGAGTTGCAAAAATGGTTCTTAGTAATGTCTTTAATGATGAATGCTAAAAAGGGACTTTCTGCCTATCAAATCGCAAGAGACTTAGGAATGCGTAGAGCTACGGTTTGGTCAATGACACATAGAATAAGAAAGGCTATGGCTACAAATCAAGCTAACTTGTTACAAGGTATCGTAGAAATGGATGAGTGTTATGTTGGCGGTAAACCAAGAAAAGAAGTTAAAAATGATAAAGACGATAACGACAAAGGTAGTCCACGTGGCAGAGCAACAAATAAAGAAGCAGTTGTTGGTATAGTTGAAAGAAATGGCGAAGTAAGAGCTGAAAATGTTGATAAAGATAAACTTAATTTTAGTGGGTTATTAGAATTGGTTCGTAAGAATGTTAATACAGACAAATCAATTTTGATTACAGATGAATACAGAGCTTATTCTAAAATGATGAACTTTATAAAACATGAGACAATTAACCACTCTTATGAATATTCAAGAAAAGGAAGTGATTACAATATTCATTCTAATACGATTGAATCATTTTGGGCATTGTTGAAGCGTGGTATAATCGGTCAATTTCATAAAGTATCTAAAAAATACCTTAATTGTTATATAAACGAGTTCTGCTTTAGATACAACCAAAGAGAGAATGAAAGCATCTTTGAAACCTTGTTAATTAATTCTGTTAGATAGTATGTATACAAAAAGATTAGAGGCGTCTGTGACGCATGATATTTTAGTTCAACTTAATAATCTTGGTTGGAATGTTGACGAAAAAGACCCAAAATGTAATGTTTTTCAGCAAAGAGTAAAGCTTACCAAACAAAAAGAACTACTTGGTGGGAAAATACCTGATTTTGTATTATACAGAGAAGGCAGTAATGAGCCAATGATAATAATTGAAGCAAAAAAACCAAATGAAAGCATACAGTCTGCAATGACACAAGCTTTAGAGCGTTATGCAAAACCCCTTAATGCACCACTTATTTTTGCTTACAATGGAAGTTATATTGAAACACAATATTTATATAACGGACGCAATCTTAAAATAGACGGTGAAGACGTTAGACAGTTTGTAAATCACCATACCGCTTTAAGGTTTGTTAATGAGGGCTCTGAAATATTATCGGCAGTAAATTTCATTCAACATTCAAGAGATGAGCTTATTAAGGTATTCAAAAGTGCTGCTAATTTATTAAGGGAAGACGGTTTGCAAGCTGGGCTTGATAGGTTTGGTGCTTTTTCCGACATTCTATTCTTAAAAATTCTTGATGAAATTTCTGCTCTAAAGTTGTGGGGGGGTGAAGAGAATTCATTAGATGAATATCTTCGTTGGAGTTCATTTTCCCAAAAGAAAGGGAATGAGCTTTATAGATATGTTAAAGACGTTGTATGGGTTAGAATTAATGAAAAATATGGCGATATTTTTAGCGAAGCATTTCCCATCAATTCACCAGATATTTTTGAAGAAATTGTTTGCGAACTTTCAAAACTTAACCTTACTGCTTCTGATAGTGATGTAAATGGCGATGCGTTTGAATATTTCTTAAAAAACGCTTATCAAGGTATTAAAATTAAGGATTTAGGTGAATATTTTACGCCGAGAAATATTGTAAGAACTATGATAAGTATGGTAAATCCAAAAATTGGCGAAACAATTTACGACCCTTTTTGCGGTACTGGCGGATTTTTAATTGAAGCTTTTAGATACCTTAAAATAAGAACTTCGTTTAATGAGGAAATGCAAAACATTTTAAGAAAAAAGACAATTTATGGCTCTGAAATTACTGTAAATGCAAGGATTGCTAAAATGAATATGATTTTATTTGGCGATGGACATAGTAATATTAAGAAGCAAGATACTCTTGGTGATTATGTGAAAGAAAAATATGATATTGTCATTACAAACCCACCATATTCACAAAAAACAAGGTATGGTCATTTATATCCGATTCAATCGGAAAGCGGTGATGCTATTTGTGCCCTGCATTGTTTTGAAAGCTTGAAACAAGGTGGCAAGGGCTGTTTGCTTTTGAAGGAAAATTTTGTTTCAGATGGTGGAGACGTTGGTAAAGTTAGAGAGTATATCTTTAACAATTCGTCAAATGTTTCAATTGTATCACTACCTAGGAAGCTATTTGAGCCATACACTCCAACCAAAACAAGCATAATATATTTTGAGAAAAATAGAAAGCCTTCAAATACATTCTTCTTTGCAGTAAATACCGTTGGTCACGAATTAGGCTCTCGCAAAAAAGCAATCAAAGAAAATGATTTACCAGCAACTCTTGATGCTTTCAATAACAAGAAAACCGTTCAAGAAATAGAGTCCGCAATAGTACCATCAAATGAAATTATCAAAAATAGTTATAGTCTTTGGATTTATGATTATTTTGATATTTTTAGCAAATTAAAAGGTGATATCGTAAGGCTAGGTGATTATATTGAAGAGGTTAATATAAAAACAGAGCCTTCGCAATTTCCAACAGAAGATTTTAGAATTTTGGGTGTAAGTAATAGTATTGGTATTTTTGATAATGAAACTTTAAAAGGTGAAGAAATTAATCAAAAGTATAAACAAGTACAAACTGGTGATTTATGCTATAATCCGCATCGTGTTAATGTTGGCTCTCTAGGTTTAGTTCCTGAGGATTTAAGTGGTGGTTATGTAAGTGGCATTTATGTTGTATTTAGGGTTAAAAAAGAGTTTCAAGATATTTTAACATCCGAATATATACTGCACATTTTAAAATCACCTTATTATCTAGGTATTATTGGCAAATATGATACAAAATATGGAGCTGTACGAGCAAATTTAACTTATGAACAACTCTGCAATATCAAAATACCGCTACTTGATAAAAAGCAAATGAAGGGATTTTTAGAGAAGATTAATAAGTTGAATTTTATGAAAAAAGAATTTAAGGAAATTGAAAATAATGTGAAAAATTCAATGCAAGAATTCCTGCCTTGATATATTAATAACCTTAAAGTGTACTAATCCGTTTAATTATTTAGGTCAAGATTGTATACAATTACCATTCTTTGGAAATTATATAACTTGACTTTATTAAAAGAGAATTTACACATTAAATGTTTTTATTTAAAATTCGAAGATGTCTTATTTTGTTGATAAATTTTCTTCTATTATTGGTCTTGATAAACTGATACTAACATCCGTAGGCGTTGCCGTAATGGCTATTTTGTTAATGGGTACAAAAGCATATATTAAAAATTCATTAGGCATAGACGAAATGCAAAATTCAATTGAAGATAATCGTATTATAACATGTTCTTTGCTACATATTATAGCCAATAAAGAAAAAGGCGATATTAGAGTTTATGATGCACAAGAAGAGATAAACCAGTTATTATCAATTCAAACAGAAAAGCTTCTAAGAAATAGAAATAATAAGACATCAGATTCCACTGATCTTTTTGAATCCATTAATGAATTAAAGGAACATTATAACTGTAATTAATATATGAAATTCAATTTTTCTACAAGTGAATTTAAGAACAAAATTCCAAAAAAAATATGGACTTATTTTGAATTCTTTCTTTTTATATCCTTATTTATTGCTGGAATATTTTTTATTTTCTTCCCTACTGCGGAAGCAAAGACAATAACAATCGCTAGTGGTAGATTAGATGGTGCTTACATTAAAAAAGCTAGTGAAATATGCGAAAAATATCGTAATGATAATAACGTTAACTGTAAAGTGATACCAACAAGTGGCTCTATAGAAAATATAAAATTACTTAAAAATAATCTTGTTACAAATGTCATTGTTCAACAAGATGTAATGCAAAATGAAAAGGACTATTCGGGAAAGTTTTTGGAAGATAATGAAGCATTGGTAATTGTTGCACATAATAAAGTCAATTCAGATAATTTACATTTTATCTTAAAATTAAGAACTGTCATAGATAATAATTCAGGCGTCAATATCACAATGAATAACATTGCAGACGCCTTATCTGAAAAACTTAATATCATTAGCAACAATGTACTTGATGCTGAGTCATTATTATGCAGTGGCGAAATTGATTATTTGCCTATTATAATGTCTTTACCGTCAAAAAAAATAGAGCTTCTTCTTGCAAAATGTAATGTACATATTGTACAAATAAGTGATTTTAATATCGATACAATTCTGGAAAAAAAACCAATGTATTTTAAATATACTCACGAAAATGGTACTTATTTAGGTATAAGAACTTTATATTTATAAAATATGTCCATCATTGCAATATTATCTCAAATTAAAACTGTGTTAGATAGTATCAAATATTTGCAAGTTTTTCTGAAAAAAAAATACATACACTTTGTTATATTCGTTGCTATAATTTTGGGTGGTTTTTATTATTTTTCAATGAAAATAAAAGGATACGAGAAGGAATTAAAGGTTTATAAACATAATTATATTTCCTTAATGTATAATGTGGATTTTTGGTATTCTCATAGACAAATAAGTGAGGAAATATGCGATATAGCTATAAGTTGCGGTAAGGGTTATTTTGTTGGATGGCTTATTATGGATTTATCGGAAAATAAATTAATAGCATATTCTCTAAAGGAGGGAAGATATACAGTCTCTGATGGGATTTTAAAAATATCAAAAAAAATGGATTGTACAGATATTATAAGAGATCAAGATCAGATATCACAAGGTATGATGCAACGTGGTATTAAGATTCCACCATTGGCACAAAAATTTCAAAATTTAGATAAAAAAACTTTAGATTATTTTAAAGCATTAAAACACAAAGAAATATCTGTAATACCAAAGCAAATGGCTTTTGATTTTGATCTTAAGTCAATTTATGAAATGTATTCAAGTTCAGTTACCGATATTAACTCCGCTACAATTTATCCTTATAAAGTTGAAAATAACACAATATGGATATTTTATATTGCAGAAGATATTTCAAAAGCATCTGAAGCTGTAAAAAAGGAATTCTGTAGTCAGAAAGTTGTGCAACGCTCCTATCTTGAAAATATTGCTCACATTGCCGAAAAGACATTTAATGTTTTATTGGAAATGTGAATAAAAATAAAAATTATGAAATTTATTAATCACATAGATTCTGGCGTATTGTCTTAATATATGGCTCAAATTCTTTTACAATATCTTCGTCATTTAAAGTTTTGTTTGGTATATTTTTATCATAAACCTTTCCCCATGCGGACGTTTGTTCTCTATGTGTAATATCAACCAACTTCCAAGCTTTCTGATTGCAGTACGCAACACAAGTAATCACAAGTGACTTTTCGGCATTCTCCGGATTGTCAAGACTGGTTATTAAATCTGGCGTTGTAACAACCCCTGTAAAGTCTTCTACTTTTCTTGCGCGAGATTGTTTACCTATTGGGTTTGGTCCAAAGTCTCTAAATACACGATACACAGATGGTACAACGGGCCCGAGCCTCCAAGCTTCTATTTTTTCATCAAAAAGTGGTTCATTATACAGGGAGATATGTATCCCGTACGCAAAATACAATAATTTTTCTAATTTTAAATTTGTCAAATCATCAATCCCTCTATTTTGCAGACTATCCAAAATATAATTTGCACACGCAAAAGCCTTGATATCGTCCATACCTTATAATATTAATTACACAAATTTAAGAATTATAAGGCGTAAAATCGTCGATATTGACATCAATAATATCAATATACCTAATATCAATATAGGATCTAAAACTCTCGGAATATATGAGATCTTTGACTCTGGTAAAAGTGGTGGCGGTATTTGCTCGGATGTTTTATCTTGTAAATTCATTTGTACCATATCTTTTGTATGAGATTACATCTAGGCGATATACTTTTTATATAAAAGTATAAAAATCAAGGGAAACTTTAGGAGTTGACAATTATATTTATATATTTTAAATCACATTGTGATGGCTTTGACCAACTGAAGACTTAGGTTTTGCCTATGAGGCTATACTAAATTTATTTAGTATATTAGGGTAGCCGAGGTCATCACTTGTTTGGTATAAAACTCCAGTGTCTCCAGGTCATTGTATATCTCTCTTCTACTGTATAAACCCCTCCACTTATTCCGATATTAAAGTTTTTATATAATTTCTTCGAAAATACCATTTCGAATTACGAATTTTTTATACTCAAAAACTGGGCTCTTTCCGTACCTTGAAAGATCGGGGACGGTTCTATTTGTTGAAATAAAAACTTGAACGTTGTTGTTTACAAAATGTTGTACAATATATTTATACATCAGGGTATGAACGGAAAGCTCTTCGCCGCCAATCGTAACGGATGACATAAAGCTAAGGTGCGCGTCAAATTCATCAAGAACAAGAATATCGTAATTCTTTGCATTTTTAATTAGAAGCCAAAGAACGAAAGCTGTTCTTTCCCCTGGTGAGATTCTTTCTAAGGAAATTGCCTTTTTAGACTTATGCCGCGGGTTGCGAAATAGTAGCCAGCCTGCCTCTGTACTGGATATGTGTAATTTTGTTGGTATTGCTAAAGAATCAAAAAATTCATTACACTCTTTAGCAAACTTTGCATCATCAATTAAACGAGTAATCGTAGTATACTCTTCGAGAAACTGCCTTGAAATTGTAGGCTTAATAGATGCTGTGTTTTCGTATCTCTCGATTTCTATAAAAGATTTAAAATGCTGAACGGAAGCTAGAAGTGAGCGTATCGTATATTTCCCGCTATATTTTTCAACAAGATTGCGAAGGAATGTAGTCTTTCCAGAACCGTTTTTACCAACTATGATGTTAAGATTAGGATGTGGTTTTATTGTCTGAGCTTTAAAAATTCCATTATCTTCTATGCGAATTGTTTCTATGCCCATTTGTATTATAAAAACACTTTAATGAAGAATTAAAGGTTAAAAATAAAATTCAAGGTTTTTATATATTAAGTATATAATTACCAACTTTAGAAATAAAATACTTGATTTATATTTTTATATGTTAATGATTATTAATCAATTATTCTTATAAATATGTTTGGTATAGCTCCACTAGTATCTGGTTTAGGTGGTACATTATTAGGTATAGGGCAGGGATTGCTTGAGAAGAATCAATCACATAAACACGATATGGAAATACGTAAACTTGAAATTGAATCACAGTCTAAGATATCAAACGATCAATTGCAGATAGCGATCAATCAACAACTAACTGCACAATCGAATGTTGAGATTGAAAGTGAAAAAACAAATCAATCATATCAAGATTTTGCAACTAAAACTTCTTGTCCTTATGGAATGGATAGTCAATATCGATTAATGCGCCTTAGTGCCTTTATCGTCTCTACTGCACGTCCTATTATAACATATCTTTTAGGTTTAGCAACTTTCTTACAATATTTAGTGATAGGATATTTGATTGTAAAAGTTCCAAACACATCAAAAGACTTAATGGATATGCTTCTTGAGCTTGCAATTGGTAGTCATTGTGCTTTTGATTGCGCTCTTGGTTATTGGTTTGGCGTAAGAACATTTCAAAGTAATTCCAGAATGCAGAATTTAAAAAAAAAAGTCTAAATAATTCTGAAATTTTAACTGGTGACAAATCGTCACCAGTTCCAGTTGTCAAGGAATCCTTAACAACTGGAAATAACAAGAAAAACGATACAAATAGTCCTAATTTACCAATATTAACTCTAGATAGATATAAAACATATACAAATGTAGGTGATTTCAATTGTATTATATCAAATATTACAGATGAAAACGGTAAAATTATTTGCTATGCTCTTGAAAGGCCTTGGCTTAATAACGCTCGTGCTTCTTCTTGTATACCAAAGGGACGTTATATCTGCGTGAAACAAAGTGGAACAGAGAGGTCTAAGAGTTTTGCAAAACAATGTGGAATAGATTACGTCTTTCTACTTTTGGGTACATCTCCACGAGAAGGGGTTCTTATACATAATGGCAACTATGCTACAGATAGTGAAGGTTGTATTTTAGTTGGCTTGTCAGAAACTATAAATGCTAATGGACATCCAATGGTCACTTCATCACGAGAGACTATGAAGAAATTGTATAATTTATACAAGCCAAATGACAAAGGCGAATGTTTTGTTTTGATTATAAAATAGGAATTGTTTCAATGCCAGTTATTCAAGGTCATTTTAAGTCCGAAAGTATTGCTTTCTTGCAAATGATACAAATGAATTTTTATCCTTTGAGTATTTCAAAGCAATAATTACTAAGTTTTAACATTGCAAATTCTGGAAACCACGCCAAGGCTATAGCAGAAAATATGTATATACATATGACAAATATTATTGAATACAATTTTCGAAATTTAAAATATTTGATTTTATACGTCATAGTGAAAAGTATGATTAAAAAAGCAAAAAAGACTATTTTGATAAAAAAATCGATTACAATACAAGGCATATTTTTATTAACGATATAATTATGATTAATATTGTAGATTTATAATGTCAAGTGTTATTATGTGTTAATATTTAACGTTTTATTTTTCTTGACAAATTCTTTTAAAGAATTGACATACAAAATATGTAGAGTCGGTTAAACAAATGAACCATATCGCATTTAAAGACCGACTCTAAAAATCATCAAAGGTCAAACTTTATATTAGGTCCTATATACGTAGCAGTTTCCATTCTATGGTTATTTCTGATTGACATTGTTAAATGCACGTTTCCTTCTTAAAAGAATTCATCAATTGCCATATGAGCGATAATTACAAAATTAAGTCTAATACAGTATTTTTCTGTTTGCCTGGTATACATTTACCATCGACAGACAATACGTTGCAACAACCATCGACAGACAATACATTGCGACAAGTCAACAAGTTACACAGAGTGTTTCGTAAAATATTAAGTTTTATAAATAATCATATTAAAAATAATACTTGAAATTTAAAATATTATGTTAAATTAGTTCTTAACGTAAAAAGTTATTTATGCTAGAACAAGATCCAGATTTTGACATTATTACTGGAATATATACCTGTAAAGAACCTATATCAAAACATTACCCATTTAGTGATACAAATCAAGGCGTCACAAAGGTAAAGATTTTAAAGCCGAAAATTTCTGATATAATGGAATATTCGAGTCATTTGACATCTAAAATGACATCGAAAAGAAGCGATGGAACTGTATCCTATAGTAAAGAATATATCGAATCTGGCGCTTATAGAGATGATGAGTGGTTTCAAAATAAGATATTGCATTTTCTTATTATACCTGAAACCAATTTCCCCCTTTACGATGGCGATAAAAATCATTTCCTAAGGGAGGAAAATATCTATGATATAATAAAGATTCTAGTAATATTTAGAGAATTTTTTTTTATGCAATCGCAAATTATTCGTTCAGTAGAATTGGAACAGATGAGTCTAGCAAAACTATTAACAATGGAAATAGACAGGAAAAGACAAGAAGAGAATACAAAAATGGATTCATATCCTGTAATGGATTGAATGCAAAAATCCTAGAATATCAATTTCTGAACCCACAATCTTATAAATATAAAGGGCATTCGGAATTATTTTTATTCTTTTATTACGATATTGGGATTAATCATCTTAAAATGTCTAAGGATGAAATTAACTCACTTGACATAGAAGAAATGGATTTATACATATACGCATTAACTGAAACTCTTCGAATTAACAATATTCTTATGGAAGAGCAAAATGCAAAAATAACTAAATAGAGAATATGGCTACAAGCACCGCTCAGGTTAAACTTGAGGTATTAGATTATTTTTCAAAAAGTATACCTCAGATACGCAAATTAAATAAAGAACTTCAAGATTTACAAAAAATTACCAATTCATTTAAAAATATCGACAAAGTTTTTAAGATATTAGAAGGTATAAATACAATTAAATCCGTTACGAATGTAAATAAACTAAATCATTCAATGAATGAGCTTGGAAAGGAAACTACATCCACTGCATCTATTATTAATAGAAACGCAACATCGATAGAAAGAGATCTGAATAAAATGTCTGCATCAATAGACAAAATGCGTTTTAAATCCGCTTTTGGAAATATATTTGAAGACAGAGCGCCAACTCCACCAAAACAACCTAGGGCACAATATCAAAATAGAGGTATTACAACAAATCAAATATATGGATATGGAGCTTTATACGCTGGTAAAAATTTTGCAGAAAACGCATTAAATAATGTAGGCCAATATGAAGATGCGATATTCGTAATACAGAAAGCTATACACGGTTCCAAAGATGATTTAAAAGACTATATAAAAGAAGTTGACAGATTATCGTTTAAATTTGGATTAAGTCGTGTTGAAGCGGCAAAAGTATTTGGTGAGGTGCGGAAATTCACGGGTTCAATAAAAGAAGCTTCGAATGCATTCGAACAATCATATTTTGTGCAAAATGTATTCGATACTGAAAATCCAATTATATCAACTCGTCAATTAGCTTCTCTACAGACTAAATCGGGATATAGTGGTGATAGAATGAAAAAATTCCTTGCATTCCTTTTTGAAAATGAGAAAGTCTTTGGTAATGTTAACGCATCGGACATCTTAAATGCAATGAGCGGAAGGATACAACCTCGTAAAGACATTTCTATGGAGCAACAAGCTTATATGGTTACTCTTGGTTTAAGCGCTGGCGTAAGGCCAGAGGTTGCAGGTTCTGCAACTGCGCAAAGTTTGGAAGAAATATCCAAAAAAAGACCAGATTTAGTAAAGAAAAATGGACTTTTTGGAGCATTTAAAGCCTTAGAAAAGGAAACATCCACAATGTCGGAAGTTCAAAAAACAAACGTTCTTGAATCTATTTTCGGTTCTGAATTGAGACAAACTGGTTATATTAAGGGTATTTTAGCAGCTTACCAAAGATTAAGAGAGGGTGAATTTACTATGGTAGAATCAAATAAAGTATTGATGAAAAGTTTAGATGAGCTAGGTAGAACATACGAAGAATTACTAACAACAAAAATTCAGAATGCCTCTTCAACACTCGAGGTTTTTAAAGCTGGCTCTGAAAGTGTTGCAACAACAATAGGGCAAGTGCTTATGCCTTCCTTAGCCGAAAATAGAGACGAGTTTAGTCAGTTTATATTGTCTTTAAATCAGAATATTAAGAAGTATAATGAAGAAATAAAAGCTATGGCTATTGCAACGGGGGTCACTGCTGGTGCAATGATTCTTGCATTGACTCCATTATTAACATTATTATCGACATTATTACCATTAATAGGCTTAGCTACAACTTCTTTTATGTCTGTTAGTACAATGTTAAAGCTTGGTGATGAAGTGAAGGGTGCGGACGATAGAAAGAAAATTGCAGATGACTTAGAAAAATCTTTAGAGAAAATAAAGAAAATACAAAAAACGTACCCACAACTAAGCTCTTCTCCTGAAAATCTTTCAAATAGCTTAGAAACATTAAGAACTAGACAATTAGGCTTTAACTCACTACAGAATAATAATGTAAATCAGAAAAATATGTCAAGAAATGACAGTATTAATATCAGAGTGAGTGCAGACGAAGGATTGCGTGCAAATGTAGATACAAAAACAGACGA